AAATATTTAGTTAAAAAATATGAACTACTAGGTTATGCAATTCCAAGCTACCTACAAGGCAAAACACTTAGTAAAACTCAACTAAACCAAGCAATTAATAAAATTACTACAGGTTTAAATTCAGCTATTAAAAAAGAAGAAAAGGCGAGAAAAAAATATAAGAGTTCAGTTGATTACCAATACAACCAAGTAATTAAAAAGTATAACAAAGAAGTTGACATTACACTCCAAGCACTTGAGACAATGGGTTTACCTAAAATGCAAATTGATTATTTAACAGGTAAAGATATATTTTTATCTTATTACGATAAAAAATCATTTTTCTACGACGGTGTACCAGTTCAACATTTAGAGAATATAATAATAACAGATAATAAAACAAAAAGGGAAATGATAAAGAAATTCAAGCAAGATATGAAACAAATAAAATTTGCTAATGTTTATAAAACATTAACAGACAGTAGAGAAAATGATACATGGTTTAATAATGAATTTATGTCATCACCAACTATTCAACTATCTTGTAAACCATACATTCAAGAAATGATTAGAGCAGAATATAATTCTTTATCACCTCTACAAAGAGATTTATGGATAAAAGAAGTTTTAAGAGATTTATTGGATAGATATCCCGAAGATAGCATTGTCGGCAATGAAGAGAAGATTGAAATAGGTATTTACCAAGCAGTAACAAGCTCTTTAAGAAAATATAAAGGTTTAGATGAAATGAAAGGAGTATACGACTAATGAATTTAAATGAAAGGTTAAAGACTATCAAAGATAAGGGAATTAAGAATTTTATAAATAAGACTAGAATACAAGCGAAAGATGAAAAAGACGTTTTAAACTTTGCGTTTGATATAGAAGCATGTGCAATAAATAATAAAAGTGAGATGTTAACATACTCAATTGCATTAATGAGTTGTGATAATGATAGTGATGTTTGTTACTGGTATAATAATGTTAGTAATTTTAATGATATGTTATTAAACACCGATTGCAAAGAGATTAACTTATTCGCTCATAATTGTTTATACGATGTTAAGCCTTTTATATTAGACTTTGTTTCAAGGTATGGGAACAACCAAAAACAAGACGATGTTTACACTAAAAAGCAATGGAATGAATTTGAAAAATGGTTTGAGGTTTTAAATTATAGTAATACAGATAAGAAAAATAATAAGTTAAATGCATTTGAATATCGTTTAGTTATGAAAGACGGCATTTTTTATAAGTTAACTATCGCAAGTCAATTTGGATTAATAAACTTCTATGATACTTTCAAGTTAACGCCATTTTCTTTGAAGAAATGTTGTTCTGATTTTCTTGGGTTAAAACTGGGTAAAGATGGTTTAGATTATGAAAAGGAAAGAACTTTACAAGAAGAATTAACTGAAGAAGAAATGACTTACATTTATGAAGATGTTTATGGGTTGAGTTATTTAGTGAAGTTGTTAAAGATAAACGGTATTGATTTAAACGGTGAGAAAGTCAGATACACTAAACTGACAAATTCGGGTCAAGCCTTAGCTAATTATAAATTAACAGTTTTAGAAGATTATTTAAACAAACAAAATAGTTTTACAGACACATGTGTTTTTGATATGGTTGATAGTAAACTAATGAAAACAGAATTTTTTAAATTAATAGGTAAACAAGATACACAAGAGAGTTTAAGTAATATAGTGTTTGAAGCATTATATCCTCAACAATCATATTTTGCTGATGCTTGGCAAAGACACTCTTATTATGGTGGTCTTTCTACAGTTGAATTTGATAATGTGAAAAAGTTTAGTAAAAGGAAAAATAAAAACGGGGTTGTATTAGATGTAAATTCATTATACCCTTTTATAATGTCATCAAGATTATTACCATACGGTGATGGCCAGTACCGAGATATACCGTACAAAAACATGAATGAGGAATATAAGGAACAATATCCTCTTTATATTCAAGATATAATTGTTTATGATTTACAAGTTAAAAAGAATAAGATGGCATTTCTACAAGTAAAAGATAATAAGTATTTCAGCGGTAGAGAATGCTTAAAAAATAATATTAAAGACGGTAAAAAGGTTACACTACATCTTAGATTAACAAATGTGCTGCTAGATTTACTTTTTGAATGTTATCATGTTAAAGCATACAAGTTAAATGGTCATATGGCATTTAGGGGTACTAATAATTTATTTAAGAATTATATAGACTTTTGGTCTAAGATTAAACAAGAAAATGAGGGGGCTTTAAGGGCATTTGCTAAACTTATGCAAAATGGACTTTATGGTAAATTCGGTATGGCAGGGGCTTCTGAAATAACAAACTTTATTAATGACGATGGGGTATTTACTATTGAACATACCCATGAAATGGTAACAAGTAACACAGTTTATTTACCAATGGCTACGTTTATTACTAGTTGGGCAAAGCAGTATTTAGTTCAAGCAATTAATGCTAATTACGAAAGATTTATGTATTGCGACACAGATAGTTTGCACTTATATGGTACACTTGAAGAAGTAAAAGGGGTAGAAATTGGTAAAAAGATATATGGTTTATGGGACAATGAAATGTGCTTTGAAGATTTTAAATACCTAGGGTCTAAAAGATACGCGGAAAAGAACAGTAAAACTCATGAGTGGGAAATCAAATGTTGTGGTTTAACAGATACAATAATGAAACAATTAGATGATATTAGTGTATTTGAAATGTGTGAGTATTCAGCAAAACAATTAGCAAGTTTGAAATATTATAGTAAAGACGATGACATATATTATTATAAAGATAAAGAGTGTACCCAAAAGATAAAAGGACTAATAAAATCAAAGAAGTCCAAAATTATAAAAGGTGGTACAATAATTCAAGAGCAACCATATATGATTAACGCGAATAATTTTTTTGAAAGATAATGAATAATTCAAAAATGAATAATTTGAAATTATTGCGAATTAATTTAGGAGGGTTCTATTTTGAATAAATGGCAAAAACAGATAAACAGATATGCCAAATTTAAAGGACATGATAAAAGATTTAAATATAGAAACTTTAGAAAATGTAGAATAAATCTAAGGCATAATATTAAAAAATATAATTGGAGTTATGAAGAATTTAAAAATATAACAACAAATTACATTAATAGACGTATCAAAATTTTCAATGAAGTAGAAAAAGAACTTGGTATAAAGTTGGATTATAAATAGTTCACAATTCAAAAATATAATTATAATGGGGGAATAAAAATGTCAAAAGTAATATTAAGAAAAGATAAGTTAGGACAATTAAAAGAAAGAATAGTGTATGATGATTTTAATGAATATTGTGAAAAGAATGTTAAGTTTATACATTCAAGAGTAAGTACAATATACGGTAAATATAGAAGTGGGTTTGATAGATTAAGACTTGATTATGATGATTGTTTTAGTATTGCATGTATGAAATTAGCTAAAGTGTGGGATAAATTGGATTATGAAAAAAGTGGTGCAAATACATTTGTTGCTAAAGTTGTATTTAATGAATTAGCTTGTAAATTAAGGGATAATGACAGAGTAACAAAGGTTAACGAGTTTGGCTCTGATTATTCTACGGATTTTATTTTACCTAATAATGGTGATAGCGAAAAAGAAGATATGATTGGTAGATATATGGGAATAGATGACGAATATGACTTTGGTACTTTAAGAACTGCAATCGATGAAATAGTAAGTTGTGGTAATCAATTTTATAATGTAATTCATAGAATAATTTTGTATCAACTATCTGAAGGTAAAAGTTGTACGGAAATAGCTAAGTATTTAAACGATAATGGGTATAAATCAAAACAAGGTAAAAAATTTACAAGAGCAACAGTTCATTTAAGAGTGGAGTATATAAGAAATAAAATTAAAGAAAATAATTTAGAAGAAGAAATAAAAGAGTTGTTACTTGACTAATACTAATAGGGTTAACATTTTGTTAACCTTTTTTGTTATTTTTCATACAATATATTGAGTAGTTATTTAAAAGTTTAAATATAATACTTGCTTTTACGCGCAAAGGTGAAGAGCCTGTAAAGGTAATATTGTGATTTGCAACACTATTATATACATTTAAATAATTGCCGTTTTATATTTTTATAAAGTCCACTTAAAGGTGGGCTTCATTAAGAATATAACAAGGAGGTATAAACATGGAGTTCAAAACAATTGAAGAAGCACAAGATTATATCAAGAAAATTGAAGATGAAAAGAAAAACTTAAATGATTTATTAGAAAATCAAAAAGTAGTTATGTCAGAAAAAGAAAAGAATATAACTTCACTTAATGATGAAATAAATCGTTTAAAAATAAAAAATTATGAATTATTTGAACAAATACCAGTTAATGGTCAAACTAAATCAGATAGTTCTACTAAAAAGGACGAAACTGAAATTGACATAAATTATATATTAAAGAACTTTGATTAAGGAGGAAAATTATAATGGCATTAGATAATGTTACTTTTACGAAAGCACTTGTTGGTGCTACAAGCCAAGAATTTAAAGACAGAATCGGCGAGGTTACTGCAAAAAACATGCACAAGGTTGGTGAAATTATTACTGATTATCCAACTGCAAAAAATGAGTTTGTAAACGTGCTTACTAACCAAGTAGCTAAGCAAAGATTTTTCAGTAAGGCGTATGAAAACCCATACAAGCTATTCAAAAAGGGAATGTTACCGTATGGCAAGTCAATCGAATCAATATTTGTAGATATTGTTAAAGGTAAAGATAGAACAAGAAAAACAGATGGGACTCAATTAGCAACTGATTTATTAACAAGAGAAAATCCTAACGTAAAAGTTGAATACTACTCTGAAAATAAACAAATGCAATACCAAGCAACTATTTCGGATGAAGAATTAAAGGGAGCGTTTAGAACAGAAAATGGTTTAAGCGAATTAACATCAAGAATTTTACAAGCTCCTTTAAACTCTGCTGAATATGATGACTTCTTATTAGTTAAACATGCACTTTCACACATAAAAGGTGCTGAAGTTAAATTAGGGAAAACTGCATACGATAAGTTAACATTACAAGAAAAAGCACAAAGCTTAGTTACTGCAATAAAATCTTATATCCTAAAAATGGGGTTCCTTTCAAACCAATATAATGGACAAGGGGTAATGACATATTCTAAACCTCAAGACCTTGTTTGTTTTGTACCTACTGATTTATTAGCAGTTATGGATGTTCAATTATTAGCACAAGCATTTAACGTAAGTTACGACCAAATCAATTTACATGTGTTACCTATTGACTACTTTGAAAAGTGTACAACTCCAGACGAAGGGTCAACTTACGAATATGCTGAAGATACTGAAACTCAATGCATAATCTGTGATAAAGAAGCATTACAAATTTGGGAAACTTTAAATAGTTCTGAAACATTCAGAAACCCTCAAGCACTTTACACTAACGTTTGGTTTAACAGATGGGGAATTGTTGCAAGTTGTAATTTCGTAAACTGTGTAAGATTTGTCGTTAAAGCATAATATATTAAAGGGGGTTATACCCCTTTTTATTTTAATAGGAGGTGAAAAGATGCCTAGAATTTCACAAGTTTTCTTTTGTAGTATTCCCGAGCTTGATGTGAATTACAATCATACTGTAAATTTTAATAATCAAGTTAATCAGTTAAATTGGTTTATGAGCAAAGCAAAATATTCTATGACAGAGTGTACTTATTTAAGAAAAGAGAGAAGTTTAACAATAGATAAATATATAGATGATTGTCTAACATACAATTATTGTATATGGAATAATGGTAAAAAGTGGGAATACTTTTTTATCATAAATAAAGAGTATGTAACTGAAAATAGTACAAAGATTACAATTAAATTAGACGTTTTTCAAACTTATTACTTTGATATTAATTTTACAAAAATTCAAAGTTTTGTTGAAAGAGAGCACTGTTATAGATTTAATATGGACGGTTCAATCCGTTTAGAAAACTTATTAGAACCTGAAGACCTTGAAGTAGGTGAATTAAAAGCATATGATATTTATAATGCTTACGATTATACCAACAAGGGTATGTATTTCTTAACATCATCAACCCGTTTAGGAATGATTAACGGTGGTGGGTCAAGTGGTGGAGGTGGTGGCTCAACTGGTAGCCAAAGCACTCTATATAAAGAGGGTTATGTTAGTGGAAATGGACTTTGGTTTATTAAACAAGGTGAAGGATTCTCTGCAACACCTTATAACTTAGGTGATGGAACTTATACAATTGGTTATGGAACTACATCAGAATATGACCCCGACCATTACAACCAATTAGCACCCGAATGTACAGAACAACAAGCTTCCGAAGTATTAGGTGATAGTTTATACAATAATTACTCCAAACAAGTGTACGATACTTTTGTTCGTTATGGGTATAACATGGACAACATGAAACAAAATGAATTTGATGCTTTTTGTAGTTTCTTTTACAATACAGGACAATTATCATCTAAGAGTATTTTTACTAAATATATAAATGGCGATAGCAAAGAAAGTATTGCAGAAACTTGGAAAACAACTGTTATTATGGCTGGAACTCAATTTGAGGAAGGGTTAAGAAACAGAAGAAATGCAGAAGCTAACGTATTCTTAAATGCAGATTATAACTATAAACCAATTCCAAATTTAAACGGTGGTACTATTACAGATAATAACGGAATGGGTTACATTCCTGCCCCATATAACAGACAAGAACAATCAACAAGTACAATAAGAGAATCAGTAGTTGCAAGTGCTAGAAAATTACTTGGTAAACCTTATGTGTTTGGGGGAAACTATCCACCACTTGGTTCAGATAGTGGTACAGACTGCTCCGGTTTATGCCAATGGGCATATAATGATAACGGAATAACTATCTCTCGTACAACTTACACACAAATTAAAGATGGTAAAGAAACAACTTTAGACAATTTAAAACCCGGTGATTTAGTATTTACTAGAGGTAACTCTGACAACGGTCATGTTGTTATGTTTATTAGCAAAAATGATGATGGAAGCATACATGTTATTGAAGCTAAACAAACAGGTACACCTATAATGGAAAATGATAGAACTCCAACAAGCGACTATCGTTATAGGTCAATTATAAATGATTAGGAGGTGTAAAAATGAGTATTCAACAAGGAAATGATACAGAAACTAGTATTTTAGAAAATGTACCAGTTGGACTTTATTATTATTGTATACCGATAAATAAAGTTGGAAGTGCAACTTATTTAGGATTTGTTGATACTATCCAAAGCATAACTTATAATCCTTTTATTGAAGTTGAGGACATGTCAACCATAATTGAATGCAGTTTTGACGTTGATAGATACGGAACTCCTAAATTGGGTATTCCAAAATGTTACAGAATGCTATTTTTAGACACAATAGATAAATTGCTAAAAGAAATACCTGCATTCCCATCGTCTGATGCAAGTTTAGGGTCATTTGAGCCAAAATTATACGCTTTCCCATTTCGTTATTTTATGATTACTGATTATATGAATTCACCACTTGTTATAAAGCCGGAGTTGTGCGAAGATTATAAATTAAAATTAAGAGTAAAAACGACTAACGTAGCAATGGAAAGTAAATATAATCTTTATGTTGAAGGGTATAAAGGTGATTTTAACGGTAACTTAAACGGTATGAGTAATAATTGCCCGTTAATGTTACCAGTAGTTTCTAGTGCATATTCACAATTTTTAGCAACCTCATCAGCAAGTTTTCATCAAGGTAATATTAATGCAATGATGGAAAATGATTTATCACTTAAACAAGGATTAGCAAGTAACAACTTAGCATACAGACAAGGTACTGTAAATAATTTAATGTCCGGTGTTAGTAGTGGTATTGGTGCTATTGCAAGTTTATTAACATTAAATGCTGGTGGTGTTGTTAATGGAGCAATGGGTGCAGTACAAGCAGGAATTAATCAACATTTTAATAACCTTTCAAATAACTTAGCTAATAGCCAATTAAAAGAAAGAAATCAGTTATCAGAATTTGAAATATCATCAATGGCAAATGCTAAGGTAACTGATTTAATAAACACCCCAAATAGTATTAAAACATGTGGAAATGATACGCTATTCAATTTAGTGAACGGAAATAGAAAAGTTGATATAGTAGAATATGGTGTTGACTCAAGATACCGTGTAAGAATACATGATTACTTTGCTAAATATGGGTATAAGGTTAATAGGTGGGAAGCTCTTAACGTAAATTCAAGAAAATACTTTAACTTTATTAAAACTAATACATGTAATATCACTGGGGAAAAGATACCTCATGAATATCTTGAAGAAATAAAGGGAATATTTGATAGGGGTGTAACTATATGGCATGTTGATAATGGAGCAGATGTTGGGAATTATTCATTTGAACAAATAAGAGATAACGTGGAGGTGTAAGCAATGGCTAAAAACAAACATGAAATAGATGCATTTAAAATTAAAAATTATCAAAGACTTTACGACTATTATAAAATGTTAGCTTTAAATATGTTTACATGGGAGAACTTACCCGAAACTATGGACAGTAGGTACATTGAAAATGCACTTTACGAACACGGTCTTTGTTTAGTAAATGACGATAAAGATTTGGGTCTAATTTCAGTACCTTGTTCTTTTGGTGCAAATATGAATATCAATGGTGAAAGTACGGAAGTAATAACAAGTGGTTACAATTATATAAAAACTGTTAAATATATTAATAATCATGATTGCACACTAATCAGAAATAACGATTTAGCTAAACCAACTAGAGACTACATTGCTAACTATGCAGAAAGAATGTTAGAAGTTGAAATGTGTATAAGGGCAAATATTAATCAACAAAAGTTCCCTTGGTTTATTAATGCTAGTGAAAAGACCAAAAAATCACTAGAAATTATATTTGATAAAGTTGAGAACTTCGAGCCTTTCATACTGGCTAATAGGGAAATAATGGGAGAAAATCCTTTAGAAGTTTTAACTATGCCTACTCCATACGTAGCAGACAAATTAAATGCATACAAGTATGAACTTGAGAGAGAGATTTTATCATTTTTATCTTTAAATAATACCTTTGAGAAAAAAGAAAGATTATTAACAGATGAGGTGAATTCCAATAATGATTTTATTAGCACTAATGCAATGTTAATGTATAAAAATAGATTACAAGCATGTGAACAAATTAATAAAAAATTTGGGTTAAATGTTAGAGTATTACCAAATAAAGAAATGATTAGTAAATATTATGTAGAGGAAGAAGAGGTGGTAGATAATGAGTAGTAAATATACATTACAGCTTTATTACATTTATAGAGATAAAGAATACAATTTATTTGACCAACCTTACAACTTATACAACAATGAACTAAAGCCTTACTTTGAGGAAAAATTCTTTCAACATTTTATGTTTCATGAAATAGCGTTTGATAATATTAATATCTTTAAGCAACATTTAATTGCAACATTGAATGACATATACCCAAAATATAAACAGTTATATGAAACAGAAATAAGATGTCAAGACATAGATTTTATGTTAAACAAAGATTTAAAAGAAAGTTATATTAGAAAATTGAACGGTGAAACAGAGGGCGATAGTCAAGCCACTTCTAACAGTAATAATACTTCTACAAATAATGATTTATCAATTGCAAATGATACGCCACAAAATAAAGTTGACGACCTTGATAAATACATGACATCAGCAAGTAAATCGAATAGTAATTCAACAAACAACAGTTTATCTACTGCAAAAAATAGAGTAAAAAATAAAACATTTAATACTGAAGAATATGAACTAATTTCTCAAGGTAATATTGGGGTAACATCATCTGCTGAACTACTTGAAAAGTGGAGAGCAGTATTAATTAATATAGATGAAATGATTTTTAAAGAGCTTGAAAACTTATTCTTATTTGTATATTAATCAAAAAATTATAAATAACATACAATAAAGTGTAATGAAAAATTTACATTTTATTGTATTAAAGGAGGACAACAAATTGATTAAAGGAATTTGTGAAGATGTATTAAGAAAAGTTTACGATTTTTCTGAAATGACAAATGAAGAACTACGTTGTAAATTCTTCCAAAAGCTACAGGAATGTATTGAAGTATGTAATAATTCTAGTGAACTACTTGACTGGTTAAAAAATGAGGGTCTAGAAAAAGAGGTAAACGAATTACTTACTACATGGAAGAATGATGGGACTTTAGGCGACATTATAAACACTGACTTATTTAGTAATTTAAAACTAGAGTTAATGAACAAAATCAATGAAAATACTAATGAAATGAACAGTTTTATAGAAAAGTCTACTGAACTAATAAATAATTTTGACACCAAGAAAGCTGATAAAGAAATAGTTGATAATATAGTTAATCAAGATTACAAAAAACTATTTAAGAAAATAAAGGCAACTAATTTCTATGTACCATATAGTATAGAAGAGTTTGGAGATTACAAGACAATAATTGATAATATAAAACGAGTAGGTAACACACATATTTCATTTTGTATTAGATTGAGTATGGCAGAAAAAACTTCAAACCAAATAACTAAAGACGTAAGTGATACTTTAGTTACAGAATATGTAGATTATGCTATTTCTAAAGGTTTAAAAATTATAATTAAATTCCACGTTGGTGGTGCTGCGGGTGGTGGTAGCGGTAACATTCAACCGACTAACACATCATTATGGGTACACTCATTGCGTGATATAGCATTGAGTTATTGTGATTTACTAGGCGATAAAATAGATATTATTTGTTTATCGAATGAATGTACTTATCAAACTAACCAATGTTTTGATGATTGGAAGAATTATAATGATAGAGTAAAAGCAAAAAATCCAAAATATATTACAACAACTGCTTGTACTGATGTTGAAATGGGGACAACCGTCTTATATGACATTGTTGATGTATTAGGTGTTAATCTTTATATAGGTGTTGGTGGGGATTTGAACACACCACAATATGAACGTGATAAAAATATGTTTATTAATTATTCAGATAAAGAAAATAAAATACATGAGGTAATAAAACATGCTAAGAAACACAATAAACCATTTTTTATAACAGAAGTAGGCTGTACCCCTTGTGTAGAAGCTTTAAAATATCCTGCTAAATGGGGCTATAAAAACTTTATAAGAAATACTGAAGCACAAAAACTTTATTATGAAACATTTTTAAAATGTTTTATGGATATGGAAATAATTGACGGTATATTCTTATGGTGTGCAAATGATGGGTTTACTTATTTAAATAATCCTGCAGAAAATGTTGTAATAAAGTATTTTACGGAGGTGTAATTAATGTATAACTTACCAAGCGACACAACTATTAATAACTGTGAAGTTTTTCACGAGGGTAACCATAACGAACTAGGTAATCCGCACGGACAATATATTTGCCCTAGTAAGTACAACTATACTCTAAACCCAAAAAGTGGATTTGGAAAATGGGTAAAAATAGCTACAGTTAAATTTGCTCCAAACTCAAACGTTGGATTTAGATACAAATTTAAATTATACCCATTAAATTCAAATTTAGAATATGATATTGATGTGCAATTAAAAAGTGAAAATAGTAATGCAATAATGACCATGAAAACAGATGGGGATATAATGTGTGCTATAAAACAAGACACAGAAACTGATGATAATGATAACACATTATTAGTTAATCATATTTATATTCAAATAAGAAGAACGTGGTTTGTTGTTCATTATGATTTAGTTTTAGCTGAAAACACAAGATATTACCATTATAATGATGGTTATGCTCGTAAGTGTATTGAAATGTTTAAAGAGCAACCATTAGTTGATGAATTAACAAGTGATATAGTTGTTAAGTATGAATACTTTAATAAATATGTTGAAGTAACAAATGAATTAACACCTATTAATGCAAATGAAACAAAAGTAGTACCATTAACTGTAACTGGTGTAAATTATGACTGTTATGTTAGTATAACCCCATGTGGGACTATACCACTAGAACTTACTTGGGACTATGAAATACCTTATACAAATGTAATAAATATCAGAGTATGTAACCATCAAGCTTATGAAAAAGATTTTCCAGCAATAAAGTGGAAAATAATTATTAACAGAACAGTTTAAATAAATTATTAGAAATGGGGTCTTATTATGGAAGAAATCGTAAATGTAATATCAAATGTAGGTTTTCCAATTGCTTGTTGTGTTGTTATGTTTAATAATAACAATAAGTTTACAGAAACATTAGGTAATCTAAATGTAACATTAAAAGAAATATGTACGCGTATGGACAACCTAGAAGATAAAATCAACAAATAACAGAAGCACCTTATGGTGCTTTTGTTTTAAGGAGGTAAATATGGAATTTTATAATTATGACAAAATATGTAGTTATAATGCAATATGGAATTTTGTACTAACAAACAGAGGGTTTGGTAAAAGTTATGGGTTAAAAAAGAGGTGTATTAGAAATTTTCTGAAAAAAGGGGAGCAATTCATATATTTGAGAAGATGGAAAACTGAACTCAAAGATAATGATAAATGGTTTGACGATATAAGAAAAGAGTTTCCAAATAATCAACTTGAGTTTAAATTTGGGAAGTTTTATGTTGACGGTAATGTCGCAGGTTTTCCTGTTGCTCTGAGTGTATCACAAAGATATAAATCAGTTGCATACCCTAATGTAACGACAATTATGTTTGATGAATTTTTAGTTGACCGCAGCGCAGGTATGAGATATATAACAAATGAGGTTGACGTTGCTTTGGACTTTTATGAAACAGTAGCAAGAACTAGAAACAATGTGAGAATGTATTTCCTAGGGAACAACATATCAAGAGTAAATCCATACTTCACTTATTTTAATATAAAAGTTAATGAGGGTGAAAGATTCACACTAGCACGTGATGGTGAAATGGTTATTGAATATAGTACAAATGATGTATTTATAGAAATGAAAAAGGAAACCAAATTCGGTAAACTTATTCGTAATACAAAATATAGTGATTATGCTATAGACAATAAATCATTAAGAGATAGCAATACATTTGTGGAAGCAATGAGTTTAAAACATTGTGATGAATACTTTGCAGTTGAGTACAAGGGTCAAAAGTATATGGTTTGGGGTAACATTGTAAAAGATATACTTTATGTAACAGACAAGCCTACCAAGACGGCTAGATGTTACTCTGTTTTAGCTTCAGACCATAACGATAACACATTTTTAAATAATAAGTATGTTGGTAACAGTTGCTTTAATAACTTAATAAGATATTTCCAATTTGGTAAGGTTAGATTTAAAACTATAGAGATTAAAATTACTATGTATGATATGTTAAAAGACTTAGGTGTAAAATAAAAGGGTACACATTTGCGTGTACCCTAAATCTATATTTAAGAGGTGATGGTGATGACTATTCCAGTGATTTAAGCATTCTTTCACTTACTACTAATCTATATTTAATTTTCTTTAATACATTTATTCTTTTTTCTAATGTTTCTTTTACATATATTATACTGTTTATCTTGTTATCAAAAACATAATCGCCAATTCCTGTTTCTAATAAATCAGCTTTACTTTTTTCAAGTTTTTTAATGTCATGTTTTGTAGCTTTTAAATTAACTTTATTTATTGCAATTTCATATTCAATTTTATCAATTAGTAAACCTAATAAATCAAGTTCTTCTGTCATGATTAATTACTCCTTTAAGCATTTAGCTTCTTGATTAACATTCCTGCAGTATCTTTGAAACTAAATTTAATGTTTTGATTTTTACACTCTTCTCTTAATTCTTCTAAACTCATGTTATCGTAGTTGTTAGTTTGTTTAAACTTTGTTATTTCTATTTCTGTTACTACAACGTTAGTGTAGTTCTTCCAATTACCTTGTTCGTCTTTTACGCTTATATAATCTAATTGGCCTTCAACTAATACTCCTGCTCCTGTAACTAGGATTTTTTCTAAGCTTTCTACTCTCTTTCCGAATAATGTACATGGAATAAAGTAAGTTTTCTTTTTATCACCATAACCTACTGTGTTTGCAATTGTAAACTTACCTACATAGTTACCATTTGATAATACTTTTACGTCCATGTCCTTTGTTAAGTTTCCGTTAATAAATACCTTATTCATAATTTAAAATCCCCTTTTCAAATAATTTTAATTTTCTTTACACTATATTGTATGATATTTATCACAATAGTGTTAATAAATTTAGAAAAATATTTTTAAAAAATATAAAGAAAAAAGAGCAACTATTTGTTGCTCTTAATTCTGCTTTAATTTTGAGATGAATCGGATAAATTAAAAATACTAATAAATAAACAAAGGATATAAAAATGTCTTGAAAGGTTACAATAACTAATAGCTAATAAGGATTATAATATATTGTACGTAAATTACTATTTGTGTGTATAGTTTTTTACCATAAATTCTCTAAATACTTTATAATTCCCCTCTGCTAGTCCATTTTTATAGCAGTATAATTTATACATTCTCCATAATTGATTATTGCCCATTATTAACAACTCCTTTATTAAAATTTTCTTTAAAATCTTTATATTGTTTTGTATATTCATAACTATCTTTAAATATGTTCGTAGTAGCTTTATATAATTTTGGTTCAAATTTATCTAAAACAGAAAGCTCATTTTTATAATCTTTACCAAAAGGACAACCACAACAACCTGTACGTTTTAAGCCATAAGCAGAGTAACAATTTGAATTAATTATATTAAACTTTTTATTGTAATATTCTTTATCCTCGTTAGTAAACCAAAATAATGGGCGATATCTGTCATATTTGCTTGTGTAACGGTCAAAACAACTTTTATAAGCAGTTGAACGAATACCACCTTCAGCTCTACGTATACCAGTAACATCAAGATTATAATTACCTTTTGATAATTTCTCATGTGCTAAATCCTTTTTGGCGTATTTACAACATTGTTGGCTTATCTTAAAAGTAGGTGGGTAGTTTACCATAAACTCTTTTAAAAATTTGTTTTGGTTTATGTTATGAGCAGGTGATGGTTTTGTGTTAGTCCACCATTCTAAAGCCGATTTACACTTTGGATATTCTTTATATAATTCATTAAATGTCTTATCTTCCCATTTAAACCCATGACGTTGTAATCTGTTAATCATTTCACTAACATGTTTAGATAAAAAAGGTTGTCCATGATCTCGACATGAAAGAGGTATTGGTTTTTTAGGTCTAATTATCTCAATAGTAATATTATATTTATTCTCCAAGTATTTAATGTGTTCTTTTGTTGCTTGGTACTCTAACCCTGTATCAAAATAAACATAATCAACAATATTATTAATATCACATCTGTACATTATATCTAATAAAACATCACTATCGCTTCCTCCACTTATAGAGCATAATACTTTTTCATATTCACACATGTAAAGTTTATGAAATGTTGTTAAAAATGCTTTACCAACAACCTCATTTTCAATAGTATCGAGTAGAGAGTTTAATTCTATATAATTTTTTATTTTCTTTATTTCCATATTCATTTAATACCTCTTTCTATCTTTTAAATAATCTTTTCTCCAATTTTTATAGACTTCCTGTGCTTGGACTATGTTTTTAAAACCATAAGCAACTTTAATATATTTAATAGCGTCCCTAATTTCCATATTTGCAAGGTAATCTGTGTTTTCTATTTTCTTTATTCTTTTCAATCTTTCATCTTTATTAATTCTCTTTTTAATTATCATTTTAATTCCTCCTATTATAACATCATTATTAATTCTGACAATATATTCATTAAGTTTGGTAATATACTTATTAATATACCAGTAGCTAATGCTATTTCTGTTAACCATATTACAAAAAATACTCCTAAAGCAGTTTTAACCCATTTCCAATTTGTTAATGTGTATAACACTTGTAAAAATAATATTAACATTGTCATCATAATCACCTCTATTTATTTAATTACATAATTAACTGCTTCTTCAATTCTTGTTAATAATGTTTCATATTCTTCTGAACTTAACTCAAAACGTGCTTCAACTAATAAATCTATTATTTTAAACTCATAATCTATTCTATCCAATTTATCATCTCCTATTTATTTACTATTTGAAAATATGATTTTGAATATTTAGTTAATTGACCGCAATCATTTATAACAAAATAACTAGTGTCGTTTTCACTTATCACAATATATTCACTTGTTCTACTTATTACTACTTTTTTACCGTTAAACTTTGTTGTCATGGCTACTACTGTTTTATAGTTAGTTACTACTGGTGAATTCTCTACTATTACAAATCTATATGGCGCGTATACATATAATTTACATCCATCATCTACAATAGTGTAACCACGTTTTTCACTTAATTCAACATTATATATTTTACCGTTAGTTAAAAAACCTTTCATTAAATAACTATCTACGCATTTTACTTTCATGTTAAATCCTCCCTCTATACATATTGATATATTTGTCTTGAATTTTCCATAACACTTGATTGCACTCATTAGAAAAATCATTCTCATATATAAAATCATCTATTAATACTGAAATATCATAAGGCGTATAACCTTTTTCTTCAATTAAACAACCTATTAAAGTTTGTATAGCTTTTATCGTTTTTAATTCATACTTAGTCATTGTATCATTCTCCTTTAATTTTATTTGGTAGGGGCTAAGCCCCTCGTTTATTGACCATTAAATTCTCCGTCTTTTAATAATTGTCTTGTAACTGCTGATGGTACGGTTTCGTGTTCATCAATATAACCAGTTAGATTTTGTTCCATGTGATAATTTTCATGAAATTTATAACCATCATATGGAAAATAAACTCTTTCGTCTTCATCATTGAAATAAATTGTTTCTTTAGTTAGATCAATTTTATTTCCTAATGTATCATAATATACATTGTAATCATATTCTCCATTATTTTCAACTTTTACTATTACTGGCATTGCAAAGCATTCTTTATGTGGTGTAAACTTTGTTTCAGCTTTTACACTTGTTCCTCCAATCATGATCATTGTTAGTGTAGCTATTAATAATTTTTTCATATTTATCACTCCTATTTATTAAATATTTAT